TTACTGCACTGGTTGCGGCTATTGGTGCATTGGTTTTCATCGTTGGCAAAGTGCTTGTTTTAGTACCTTTGGTCATTAGTGGGTTTACAGCACTAGCAGCAGGGATGCTGCCTGTAACATTGGAAATAGGATTAATAACGGCAGCAGTAGTTGCATTGGCTGCGGGGCTAGTTTACTTACAGGGTAACGCGGTAGCAGTAGCGGAGCGCATCAGCATAACTATAAACAAAATACGCAATGCCTTTCTCGATGGTATATCTGCTATTGTAAGGTCAATCAACAAAGTACCTGACGAGGTTCTTGCATTCTTAGGTCTAAAGAGCCTTAAAACCAAAGCAAACGACATAGCGGATAATTTAGACGCTCTTAAAATGCCTGTCCACGAGGCAATGATAGAGTTTAAAAGTTTTGGGGATACGATACTAGAGACATTTGGTCTGCTTGAAAATGCCAACCTAGGGGGAAAAGTAAAAAAAGCACTAGGGATAAGTGGCGGCACGAGTGGCGCAAGTAGTACAGGCGGTGGCGGTACGGGTGGTGGATCATCCAAAGTAGAAAGCGGGCTACTTGGACCAA